CATTATCTTAAAAAAGAAGATAGATATGTTCATAAAGCATATCTTAATTCAAAAGGTGGAGAGCGTGAAGTTGATTCATTTTATGAATATGCGTATCTTCAAGATGAAAACGATATAAAAGAAAATATTGCTCCATCTGAATTAGATTATAATGAATTAGTAAATAATTCATATGAAATTTATAATAAAATTGAAAATTATAGTATTGCACATAAACAAACTATTCCAAAAGTAGAAGTTAAAGATTATCCTCCTTTAAATTGTGAATCAGATTTTACTGGACGATATAACAAAGAATGGAATTTTCCAAATTTAGATAAAATGATGAGTTCTGATGATATATATGAACGATACTGGGTAAATCAATGCTTAGAAAAATTATCAGAAAAAAATCTTTATAATACAAAATATCTTTCTCGATTAGAAGAAGAAGCAGATATTAAAAAAACTATTAGTAAAAAACTTGGAACTAATATGTTTAGTTATCCAATAACTCTTCAACATTATGTTGATCTCTTTTGGGAATGTGGTAGCACAGTTGGTGCGGGTAGAGGTTCATCCTGTTCTGGTTTAAATCATTATTTACTTGGTATTACTCAGCTTGATCCAATTAAATGGGATCTTCCATTCTGGAGATATTTAAATAAAGAACGAGTTGAATTAGGAGATATAGATCTAGATCTTTGTCCGTCAAAACGTCCGTTAATTCTTCAAAAGATTAAAGAAGAAAGAGGACAAAATTTTAATCAAAATATTGATGATTTAAGTAGAAAAAATCTTGGTTGTACTTTAATTGCAACTTTTGGAACAGAAGGAACTAAATCTGCTGTATTGACTGCTTGTCGTGGTTATCATTCAGAAGATTTTCCAGAGGGGATTGATGTAGACACGGCTCAGTTTTTATCTTCATTAATTCCAAGTGAAAGAGGCTTCCTCTGGCCGCTTAAAGATGTTGTCTATGGCAACAAAGATAAAGATAGAAAACCAATTACAGCTTTTATTAATGAAATAAATAAATATCCAGGTTTGTTAGATATTGCAATGGCAATAGAAGGAATTATTAATAAACGCTCTAGTCATGCAAGTGGTGTTATTCTTTTTGATGAAGATCCATATGAATTTGGATGTTTTATGAAAACGCCAAAAGGTGAAATCATAACACAATGGGATCTTCATAAATGCGAAGCCTGCGGCATGACAAAGTACGATTTCTTAGTTACAGAAGTACAAGATAAAATTGCCGAAACTATTAGATTACTTCAAAAATATAATAAAATTGATAGTAATTTGACATTAAGAGAAGTATATAATAAATATCTTCATCCGGAAATTCTTCCTTTAAATGATAAAACTATATGGAAAGCGTTACAGGAAAATAGTGTTTTAAATATTTTTCAGTTTGATTCAGATGTTGGTTCTCAGGCTGCAAAAAAAATTAAACCAACAAATATTCTTGAAATGGCGGATGCTAATGGTTTGATGCGTCTTATGACCGCAGAAAAAGGCGCAGAAACGCCAATGGAAAAATACATTCGTTATAAAAATAATTTATCATTATGGTATCAAGAAATGGATCGAGCTGGTTTAACAAAAGAAGAGCAAGCTGCGGTTGAGCCATATTTTAAACAATCTTATGGAGTACCTCCATCTCAGGAACAGTTAATGCGAATGCTAATGGATGATAAAATCTGCGGTTTCTCTCTTAAAGAAGCGAATGCCGCACGTAAGATTGTTGGTAAAAAACAAATGGCAAAAATTCCAGAATTGCATCAACAAATTTTGGATAAGGCAACAAGTCCTGCTCTTGGTAAATATATTTGGGAATGTGGCGTTGGACCTCAGATGGGGTATTCATTCTCAATTATTCACGCTCTTGCATATTCCTTTATAGGAGCGCAGACAATTTATATTGCAACTCATTGGAATCCAATTTATTGGAATACAGCTTGTCTCATTGTTAATAGCGCATCTCTTGAAGATGAAGAAGACGATGACGATGATGGTAATACAAAAGATAAATCCACTGATTATTCCAAATTAGCAAAAGCCATTGGTGATATAACATCAAGAGGAATTAAGGTATCTCTAATTGATATTAATAAATCTGGTTTTAGTTTTGAGCCAGATGAATTAAATAATGAAATTTTGTTTGGTTTAAAAGGTGTTAATAAAATTGGTGGACCAGTAATTGATCAAATTATTAGTGGTCGTCCATATTTTGGCATTATTGATTTTATGAATAGATGTCCTTTAAATAAAACTCAAATGATTTCATTAATTAAATCAGGAGCTTTTGATAAAATTGATAATGAGTGGGCTTCAAAAATTTATAAAGATAATCCAAGATATGCTATTATGGCATATTATATTTCTATTATTAGTGAACCAAAAAAGAAATTAACTTTACAAAATTTTAATGGATTATTAGAAAGAAAATTAGTACCAAATGATTTAATTTATGAACAAAGAACTTTTGCTTTTAATAAGTATTTAAAAACTAGAAAATGTCAAGAATATTATTTATTAAATGGCGAAAATGATGCTCAATTTTATGATGATTTATATGATTCAGAAGCGTTAGAAGTTATAAATGGTGTTCCTTGTGTAAAACAAAAAGCATGGGATAAAATTTATAAAAATATTATGGACACCGCTAGAAATTGGTTAAAAGATAATCAAGAAGAGATATTGAATCAATATAATAATTTACTATTTAATGAAATGTGGAATAAATATGCGGCTGGGAATATCTCCGCATGGGAAATGGAAAGTTTATGTTTTTATTATCACGAGCATGAATTATCTAATATTAATAAATCTCAATATGGTATTGTAAATTTCTTTGATTTATCCTATGAACCAGAAGTTGATTATTTCTTTAAAAGAGCAGGAAGAGATATTCCAATTTTTAAATTATATAAAATTGCAGGAACTATTATTAGTAAAAATAATACTAAAGCTTCAGTTACAATTTTAACAACAGATGGAGTTGTAAATGTTAAATTTACTAAAGAATATTATGCAATGTATAATCGTCAAATTTCTGAGGTTCAGTCTGATGGTACTAAAAAAGTATTAGAAAAAGGTTGGTTCTCTCGTGGCACAAAAATTATGGTTACAGGATATCGAAGAGAAGATACTTTTGTTGCTAAGACTTATAAAGCAACTGCAACGCATCAATTATATAAAATTGTAAATATTAATGGCTCAAATATAACATTAGAGCATGAAAGAATTTCAATATAAAAGGAGTATAACTAATTATGATTAAAGATTCTGGTGAAAGAACGTAGTTTAATACTGGGGCGGTTAGAGATATGCACGAAGGGAAGGGAGATATGCTCTCTCTTCCCATGATGGCATTACTAAGATTATCTCGTCATTATGAAGAAGGTGCGAAGAAATATGGACGTTTTAATTATTTAAAAGGCATTCCACTCTCATCTTTCCTTGATTCAGCTGAAAGACACTTAGCTAAATATATCGCGGGATGGGATGATGAAGACCATCTAGCTGCCGCAGCATTTAATATTTTAGGAGCCTTGCAAATGGAAGAAGAATGTCCTGAAATGTGTGATTTAGAATGGAGAAAAGGGAAAAAAGAATTTCATTATCCTAAAACTGAAAATTCTTATGAAAAAACAACTATAACTCCAACTATAACTTTTAGAGAATAGATTGGTCAAAGATAATTAATTTAATTAACGATTTTTTAAATAATATAGTAACCCTAGAAATATTTATCTAATTAGGAGGATATATTATGATTTATGTTGTTAAAAGAGATGGTAGAAAAATGCCTTTTAACACGGAAAAAATTAAAAATGCAATTTTAAAAGCTTTCAAAGCTGTTGATGGTGAAATCTCTGATTATGCTGAAACAAAAGCCGAAAATATAGCTAATTATATTGAAGGCTACTGTGAAGAAGAAACTCTTCCGTTATCAATTGAATAGATTCAAGATTTAGTAGAAAATGGTTTAATGTCTACAAAAAGAAAAGATGTAGCTAAAGCATACATCAAATATCGCGAAGAGAGAACAAAAGAAAGAAACTGGAACTCTGCAATGATGCGGGCGGCTCAAGAAAAATTAACTGCGGCAAAAATTGATAATCAAAATGCCAATGTTGATGAACATTCATTTGGCGGTCGCCGCGGAGAGTTTGATTCAGTAATTTCTAAACAATATGCTTTAGATAATTGTATGTCAAAAATGGCTCGTGAAAATCATTTAAATAATGAAATTTATATTCATGATTTGGATGCATATGCGGTTGGTATGCATAACTGCCTGAGTGTTCCTTTTGATGAACTATTAGCTAAAGGATTTAATACTCGTCAAACTGATGTAAGACCAGCTAATTCAATTAATACGGCTTTTCAATTAGTTGCAGTTTTATTTCAATTACAAAGCTTACAGCAATTTGGAGGTGTTAGTGCAACTCATTTAGACTGGACTATGGTTCCATATGTAAGAAAAAGCTTTTATAAACATTTAATGGATGGTTTAAAATATATTGATGTATTAAAGAAAGTTAATGCGCTTACTGGACGTCCACCAGAAATTGATGATAAACATCCAGAAAATATTCCTATTGAAAATTGGAAACCATATTTTACAGATTCTATTTATAAATATGCCATAGATATGACTCAAAAAGAACTCCAACAAGCAGTTGAAGGGATGTATCATAATCTTAATACATTACAAAGTCGAAGTGGGAATCAGTTACCTTTCACCTCTATTAATTATGGAACATGTACTTTACCAGAAGGTAGAATGGTTATAAAAGCATTACTTGAGGGTAGTATTAAGGGTGTCGGTAAATTTCATAAAACACCAATTTTTCCATGTGGAATTTTTCAAGTAATGAAAGGTGTTAATAAAGAACCTGGCACACCAAATTATGACTTATATAGACTAGCTCTTGAATCAACAGCAAAAAGATTATATCCAAATTATGCTAATGTTGATTGGAGCGGGAATGCGGGTTATGATAGAAATGATCCGACTACATATTTCTCAACAATGGGATGTCGTACAGCCAATGGCTTTGATATAAATGCAGACCCTGGCGTCAATCCGCAACGCAAAGATGGACGCGGTAATATTTGTCCTGTAACAATAATTCTTCCCACTCTTGCTATGGAAGTCAAAGAAAATTGTGAAAGATGTTTTTATCCAGATGGATATAAAAAAGAAATATTAATTGATGGTTTTATAAATCGTCTTGATAAAAAAATTGATGAAGCTAAAGATATGCTTATTGAAAGATTTAACTATATTTGTTCTCAAAATCCTGCTTCAGCAAAATTCATGTGGGAAAATAATACTATGTTTGGCTATAATGATAAAGAAGGTATCTTTGGAGCAATGAAACATGGCACTCTTGCACTGGGTTAAAACCAAGTATGGCCCAGTATAAATGTCCGAAATTGCGGGAACACCCTTAAAGCCTTAACAACCAAGTTTATATGGTGACATATAAATGGCGAGGTTAGCAACCAAGGTAAGGTAAAATCGTTAAGGATTGGGTAACCAGACGCAGCCAAGCATCTTAATAAAATAAGATGAAGGTTCAACGACTATAATGGACAAAATTGATTAATCAATCTGCCCTAATTTTAATATATAATAGAAAAACACGGGAGGTTGAAAAAAACATGGAAAATGGAAAAATTTATAAATATACTAATCTTATAAACGGAATGGTATATATAGGACAAACAAAACAAACTCTTCAACAAAGAGATTATAAACATCAAATTCAATTAAATGATAATACTTATTTTCATCGAGCATTAAAAAAATATGGAAGAGAAAATTTTTCTTTAGAACTAATAGAAGACAATATTCCATTTAATAAACTTGATGAAAAAGAGAAGTTTTATATAGATTTTTTTGATAGTTTTTACACTACTGGAAAAGGATATAATTTAACTCAAGGTGGGCAATGGGGATCTGGAACTCAAAAATTAACCATTTCTCAATCTAAAGAAATTAAGAATTTAATTATAAACACCCAAATGACATTACAAGAAATTGCGGACAAATATAATGTTACAATTTATTGTATAAGTGACATAAATAGAGGAAAGAGCTTTCATGAAGATGATATTAAATATCCATTAAGATTAGCTCCTCAAAAAAGTTATATTGATGAAAATAAAATTAATATTATTTTAGACATGATTATTAATACAGATATGACTTGGAAAGAAATTGCCTTAGCCACAAATATAAATGAATATACGGTTGGAGCAATTAATAATGGAAAAAATAGTTGGTGTCCATTAGATTTAAAATACCCTTTAAGAAAATCTATTCAAAAAAATACTTTTAATAATAAATTAAATGAATAGACAGTAAAGTAGATTTGTTATAAATTATGTTTCACAAATACAACTATTGAAAATATAGGTAAGGAATTTGATGTTGCTAAAAATACAGTTGGCGATATTTCAAGGGGCTTAACCTGGAAAAATATTACTCAACAATTTAAATGTCCTATTAGAAAAAATAAATTAGAAAACCAAAAAATCTATGAATCAATTTATGGTATAGTCTAATCCCTAAAAAATATCTCGAAAGAGAGGGTATTAAAATGCAGCTTGGTCTTGCTGAAACTTTACAAATTCTCATTGGACAAGATCAAACAACTGAAGAAGGTATGACTTTAGCAAAACAAATTGAAGAGTTATTTTCAAAAAGATGTAAAGAATATAAAGAAAAGTATAAACTTAATTTTGGTGTTTATTATACGCCTGCAGAGAATTTATGTTATACAGCAATGAAAAAATTTCAAAAAAAATATGGAATTATTGAAAATGTTAGTGATAAAGAATTTTTTACTAATAGTATTCATGTTCCAGTTTGGAAAGAAATTGACCCATTTACAAAAATTGATATTGAAAGTCAATTAACTGGATATTCAAACGCTGGTTGTATAACATATGTTGAATTAGATAGCGGCATTTTAAATAATATTGATGCTTTAGAACAAATTGTAAATTATGCAATGGATAAAGATATTCCTTATTTTGCATTAAATATACCAAATGATTTATGTTTAGATTGCGGATATACAGGAGAAATCAATGATGAATGTCCAATGTGTAAAGGCAAAAAAATTCAAAGACTCCGTAGAGTAACTGGATATTTAACAGGCGATTATAAAACTGCATTCAATTTGGGTAAACAACAGGAAACAGAAATGCGATTTAAACATTCGACATTATTAAGAGGATATAAGTAATGAATATAAAAAAATCTATCCTTGCTGGCATTTTAATTGGATTGGGGGTTATCATTAATCTCCAATCCGCAAATCCAGTAATTGGAGCTTTATTATTTAGTTTTGGATTATTAACTATTATAAATATGCAATTAAATTTATATACGGGAAAAATTGGCTATCTTAATAAATTTTAGGATTGGAAGTTTTTAATTCCTGTGTTGTTATTTAATTGTTTAGGAATTGCCGCAACTATAGGTCTATATGCAATCGGTAACCAGAACCTCGTTGATATCATTACAAATGCTGCTAATATAAAATTTGAAAAATCTATATTAACATTATTTATTAATGCTTTCTTTTGCGGGGAATTAATTCATTTTGCAGTTAAAAACAAAATAACTATTATAACAATTTTTGCTGTTATAATTTTTATTTTAATAGGAGCAGAACACTGTATTGCAGATTTTCCTTATTTATTATTTAATTTATCTATTATCAATATTTTTAAGTTCATTGCTATTGTTTTAGGCAATTCCTTAGGAGCAATATTAATTGAAAGGTTAAGTAATAAAAAATGGATAGATATGCAGGTTTAATAACTAATGACTTCGCAAATGGATTTGGTACTTGCGTTTCCTTTTGGACACAGGGGTGTCCGCATCATTGCTCAGGTTGTCAGAACCCTGAAACATGGGATTTTCAAGGGGGTAAGGAAGTTCCCACTGATATGCGAGGACAAATTATTAAAGCAATCTGTGCAAACAATATTACAAGAAATTTTTCAGTTTTAGGTGGATAGCCTTTATGCGAAGAGAATTTAGAAGAAGTTGATAAAATTATAACAGGTGTAAGAACTGCTTTCCCCCGAATTAAAATTTTTGTTTGGACAGGATATAAATTAGAAGAGCTTAAAAATAAAAAAGATGATAGAATAGAACATATATTATCACAAATTGATGTTTTAATTGATGGTCCTTTTATATAGGCGGAAAGAGATATTACACTCAATTTAAGAGGAAGTAAAAATCAGCGTATATTATATCATGGTACTGATTTTTAACAAAAAGGAGATTGTTAATGAATAACAATAATAAACATAATGTTTCATTAGGAACTTTATATGATTTTAATAAACAAATTTTGTTAAAACAAGAAAAATTAAATCAATTAGATATTGAAAAAATTAAACCTAAATTAGAAGAGTGGTTCAATTGGCAAATAGATGGTTATGCAATGCTATTATGCCGTGAAAAATATGATTTTACTGTTTTTCATTTATATGAAAAACAAAATTCTAATCCGTGTGAAATTGCAGTAAGAGAGCTTATTGATTTATTACATAATAGAGGAGATATTCTTTCAATTGAACCTCATAATAGTACGGCGTGGGAAATTTGGTTAAAAATTGATAAAGAAATTTTTGTTTATTATTTATTTAATTGTGATGATTGGGTTATTCAATGTTAATAAAAGGAGTAAATATGAAAAAAATAATTGGTCTTATCCAACCTTTTGATATTTATCAACAATTTTATGTCTATTAGGATGGAAATAAAATTGATATGATACAAACAAAAATACAAGATATTCCAGATACTGTCTTTGAATTATCTCAAACGCATGGTATTAATCAAGTTGATTTATCTGGAGCTGAACACTTTACGAAAAAAATTATTCAATAGATTCAGGCTCAAGAAATTACAAAATATAGTGAAAACAAATTAATTATTAAATGTATTTAAGTAAACAAAAGGAGATAAAAGGATGTCAAAATATTTAATTAGCACTGTAGAAACTTATAGAGTTGATACAGAATCAGAAGCTACCAAAGCAATCGAAGAAGCAAAAAATGATACTTCTTATATTTTAGGAAAATATGCAAGCGAGCATAAAGAACGCAAATCAAAAGGAGAAGTTATTGATGAATACTGGAAACTTTCTCTAACAAAAATTTTTAATGATATTAAAGAACCTGACTCTGATATTGTAATAAATTATGAGGTTGAATGATATGCTTGATTATAGAATTAACATTAATGTTAAAAAATTAAATGAGTTAGCTAAACTTCCAACAAGAGGAAGTGAATATGCGGCGGGTTATGATTTATATGCCGCAATAAAAGAAAGAGTTGGAATTCGACCACATGAAACTGTAAAAGTCGGAACTGGTCTTTCTTTTGAATTACCAGAAGGAACTTTTGCTGCGATTTTTGCGCGATCAGGTATTGCTACTAAACGAGGACTTCGTCCTGCAAATTGTGTAGGTGTTTGCGATTCCGATTATCGGGGAGAATATATAGTTGCACTACATAATGATACTGAAGAAGCGCAATTTATTGAGCCAGGCGAAAGAATTGCTCAAATGATTCTTCTTCCATATATTGAAATAAAAGTTAATGAAGTAGATGAACTTTCTGATACAGTTAGAGGTTCAAGCGGCTTTGGAGATTCTGGTAAATTTTAATATAGCATAAAATAAGGGGGACAGCTTATTGTGAGTGGAATAAGAACTGTTACTGTTAATCTTAATAGTAACACTGGTTATCTTTAGACAAGAAGATTGTTTCAATGGGATCGTGGACAAAAATTAAAAATTAAAGGTTTAAATTTACCCAATCCTTTTGAAATGCATATTGCCAATGGTAATAGGGCAAAATTTGCAAAAAGAATTTTTGGTAATAATAATATAATTGATATTCCTGATGAATATTTATTATCAGGAGAAAATATCTATTTATGGTTATATTTACATGAAACTCAAGATGATAGTTAGACAAGATATTTAATTATAATTCCTGTTCAAAAAAGACCTAAACCAGATGACACCCCTCCAACTCCAGTTGAAAAAAGTACAATTGCATAGTTAATTGAACTTTTAACAAATGATGTTAATGAAATTAATTCTCTCTTAGAACAAATTAGATCAATAAGAGACGCATGGGAAAATATTTCTGCAACCGCAATATCCCTCCCTCAAGATGAACCAGCCTCCGCTGAATATAATAATGGTATTTTATCTCTCGGTATTCCACGAGGAGAAAAAGGTGAAAAAGGATAGCCTGGAATCCAAGGTCCAGTTGGACCTCCCGGACAGAAGGGCGATCCTTTTATTTATGCAGATTTTACTAATGAACAACTTGCTGCTTTAAAAGGTCCTAAAGGAGATAAAGGTGACAAGGGAGATACTGGTTAGATTGGTCCCCAAGGTCCAAAAGGAGACAGGGGTGACGTTGGTTAGAAAGGTGATAAGGGAGACGTTGGTGAAACTGGACCTATTGGACCACAAGGTCTAAAAGGTGATAAAGGAGATACTGGTTAGACTGGACCCAAAGGTGATAAGGGAGACACGGGAGAAAAAGGTGACACTGGTCCGCAAGGTCCAAAAGGTGACCCAGGAGAAAAGGGTGCTGATGGAGTTATGACCTTTGCAGACTTAACCGAATAGCAAAGAGCTTCCTTAAAGGGAGATAAGGGTGATCCTGGTTAGAAAGGTGACCCTGGAGAACAAGGACCTAAAGGAGACAAAGGTGATACCGGTTAGCAAGGTCCTCAAGGAGAAACTGGACCCCAAGGTATTCAAGGATAGCAGGGGCCTAAGGGAGATAAAGGTGATACTGGATAGCAGGGACCAAAAGGAGATACTGGACCTCAAGGAATTCAGGGATAGCAAGGACCCAAAGGTGACAAAGGAGATAAAGGTGATACCGGTCCACAAGGTCCTCAAGGAGAAACTGGACCAAAAGGTGCTGATGGAACAATGACATTCGCTGATTTAACATAGTAGCAAAAAGCTTCCTTAAAAGGTGACAAAGGAGATAAGGGAGATAAAGGTGACACTGGAGAAACCGGTCCACAAGGCCCGCAAGGTCCAAAAGGAGCAGATGGCACCATGACTTTTGCCGACTTGACAGAATAGCAAAAGGCTTCATTAAAAGGCGACAAAGGGGATACGGGAGAACAAGGTCCGAAAGGCGATAAGGGAGATACCGGTTAGCAAGGACCAAAAGGAGACACTGGTAATAGCGGTTTTTCACCATCTGTTGTTTTAACTCAAACAAATACTGGATATCACTTGGCAATTACCGATGTTGTTGGTACAACAGAAGTTGATTTATTTAATGGATAGGAAGGCGCTCAAGGCCCTCAAGGAGTCCAGGGACCGCAAGGACCAAAAGGAGATGCTGGAGAACAAGGACCAAAAGGAGACGCTTTTACTTATGCTGATTTTACAGCAGCTCAATTAACTGCATTAACTGGTCCTCAAGGATAGCAAGGTCCTAAAGGAGATAAAGGTGATAAAGGCGACACTGGAAAAACTGGGCCTCAAGGACCTAAAGGGGATACTGGTGACAAAGGAGATACTGGACCTCAAGGACCAAAGGGAGATACTGGTGATACTGGACCTCAAGGTCCTAAAGGTGACAAGGGTGATACTGGACCTCAGGGACCTAAAGGAGCCGACGGTGTAATGACCTTTGCAGACTTAACAGAAGAACAGAAAGCTTCATTAAAAGGTGATAAAGGTGATACTGGTTAGACAGGTCCAAAGGGTGACCCTTTTACTTACGCAGACTTCACTTCATAGCAACTTGCTGCTTTAACTGGACCTCAAGGACCAAAAGGTGACAAGGGAGACAAAGGAGATAAGGGCGATAAAGGAGATACAGGATAGACTGGACCTCAAGGTCCTAAGGGAGATTCTGGATCAGACTTAACTATAGATTCCGCCTTATCAACTTCATCAACCAATGCAGTTGAAAACCAAGCTATTGCTCAAGCAATAGAAAGTATTAGAAATATATTAAATATTCTTGAACCTACAGCAACTAGTGCGGATGTAGGAAAAACATTAATTATAAAAGCAGTTAACAATGGAAAAGTTACAGAATATGAGTTTGGCACACCAGCTGATGATTATATTCCAAGTGTAACTAATTCAACTCTGTTTATGTAAAAAAAATAAAGGGCAGATGATTAAATCATCTGCCCTCTTTTTTTATTCATTCATTGGTAAATTTGTTTTTATATTTCTACCGCCATTTGCATATGTTGCAAAATCAACAACTGCTTTAAATTGTTTTGGATCAAAATTTTCAACAATCTTTGCGGCGGCTTCCGCATTTGCAGGTAGGTCGTCAATTAATTGACTAATCAACGCCCCCGCGCTCATTCTATGTGCAGAACTTGCTTCCTTAATAGCATTAAGTTGTGCAAAAAGTTCATTATATTCATCTTCATTTATCGCTTGGAAAAATAGTTCATAAAATCCATTACTCTTTAATGTATCATATAATTTAAATTCATCTTCTCTTTGTTTTTCAGTAAATGAAATATTTGTATACATATAAACTAAATTTAATTCAAAATACAAATTTAATTTAAATTCATTATAAGCACCATTTTCCAAAGATTTCTGTAATGTTACCATTAATAAATCATATTTATCTTGTGCGGGAAGGTACTGAAGAACTTCTACCTTCTGCCCGCAAAAATCAAAAGTTTTCACAGAAGTATTAACTTTTAACTTCATATTTGCATAAGACACTTTCATATTTAATTCTCCTTTTAACTCTAAGTACTTGTTACTATAACTCCGGCTGCTGCAATTGCTTTGTTTACCTTCTATGTAGCTATTTTAGTCGCTGTTTTAAAAAATTTTTCTATATTAAAACCTTTTTTAATAATATCCGATAAAGAATTTTTAAGTTCTTCTTTTGTTAAAGATTTACTTTCTCGTATATATTGAGCTATTGCTAAAAATTGTCCTACTTTTGCAGTTGAGAAACTTCCTTCTTTTATTGCAAAATGTTGCTATAATCCTTGAGAATTTAAAACAATCTATCCATTAATTTTTTGAACAACGTCACCCTCTAATGCTCCAGGCGTTGAATCTTTACGAATATGATTTTCAAAAAGATGAAGAATTTGTAGTCCCTAATTATCAATATCTGTAGAATCATTAATTACAGCTCGCATATATCCTTCAGCAATGTTACCTCTTGAATAACGATTTGATAAATATTTTCTTGCTTTATTATATTTATAATAAATCCAATTATCATTATTTTTTTCCATTTGCTAAATAATTTTTAGAAAAGCAGGTCTCCATCTTCGAATTCCTTCTTCCATTGCTTGATGCAATCCCTAATTTAAACCTTTGTTTCTATCATTTTTTAACTAATCTATAAATTTTTGAGATAATGAAACATTTAATCTACCAAAATTTTTATTACTTCTTTCATATAATATCTTGGTTCCAATTCTATTTAAAAAATAAACTTCGCCATCAGCTGGATTTACTATAGTCATAATCATCTATCTGCCTAAAAAACTATTCAATTTCTATTCAAATTGAAATTGATATTTTTTTATAACATCAGCTAAGACATCATATTCTCTCATATAAGCATAAAAAAATTGTAAAGGAGTTTTTATTACTTTTTGAGATGATATAACATTAGTAATAGTTTCATTTCTAACTAATTTTGTATACTGATTTCTAACAGCAATTATAAAACTTGAAGCAGATTTTTTTAAATCTTGAAATGAAACTTCTTCTATTTCTGATATATCTTGGCTACTTTGATTAATAATTGGTTCTGTTATATCAGTTGGCATATAAAATATCTCCTTAATAAAAAAATGGGAGGATTATATAATAACCCTCCCTATTCTTTTTTAATTAATTATTAACCCGCAGTTGGGGTATCGCCTTCGTACTCATCATCTGCACCATCAACAGAATCACCATATCTGGTTACAGTGCCATCAATTTCAGTTCTCGAAATAGATTCTTCAATCATGAAACCAGTTGGATGTGGGAACAGAGGTTTAGCTTCATACTTAGCTTCTGTTGCATCGTCAACAACCTGGATAGCACAAAGAACTTTATTAGTTTTATTGAAGTATGTATATCCAGGGAATACGTCCATGGTAAATGTGAAGGTACTTGGATCTCCAGTAGAAGCCATAGAGAAAGTAAAGTTGGACTGAATCTTAACATTCGGGAATGTAAGGTTAGCAGGTAAATCTTTACCATCTGCCTGACGTCTGAACAGAGTATCTGCTTCTACATAGTAGTATCCACCAAAGTGCTCTGCGTCGATCTGAAGTTCGGAAACAGTTCCTTCTTTCTTTAACACATAATAGTCAACCATGACTGCGCCAGTAAGACCAGCAACATTCTCATGAGTTAATTTCTTACCAGTGCTATTAACACTCCATCCAGTAAGAACTTCACCAGTTAAATCACCATAAGAATCAAGTTTCATAATATAAATTGGAGCAGTTGGGCAAATCTTTTCAGTAGATTCTAAAGCATCTGTTAAATCAATCTCAAGTCCGCCATTTGCACCTCCACCAATAACAGCATTAGTAGTCTGATGGAAATGAACTTCTTTCTCAGAATCTGCCGCGCCTTTAATAACTCCTGCACCAGATAACATAGCAAAACTGATAGGGGAAAGAAGAGCGTCTTCAACAGTGAAAGTTAAAGTTTTCTCACCTTCCCAAGCGATTAAACGAGTATTACCACGACCACCAGTAGCATATACTGTGGTTGCAGCACCTTCCATAGAAGATGTTTTTGCGGTATCCAGATAAAAAACTGGCTGACCTTTTGCGAAAATCTGGTTACCAATTCTTTGTTCATTTTTGGCTCTGAACACTACATTAGCAATTTCACGTACACCAAATTTCATTTGGATTTCCTCCTTATATTTTGTACAAAATATTTAATATGTTTCATATTTTATTTTTATTCATGAATATCCTTTAACCAATCTTCAGGATCATCCATGCCAGTAGCTCCGGCAATTTTACATCTTTCCCAAGAATCATAACGCATTTTTAATTGATATCGGTTAAATTCATCCATTAATTGATAAACAGTATAATTCATCAAAACATTTATATCTTTTTGCTGTCCAACAGCAAGAACAGATATATAGCGACTTAAGATAGCAATTTTTTTATCCGGCGCCAGCTTCGCCTTCTTCTATCTTCCTTTCATAATTTTATTAGCAATTTTTTTTGCTAACTCACCATCAGGATTATACTATTTATTTTCTCCATCAGTAAGACAAAACATACTAATCAAAATCTATTTAAAACTTTCAAAATTATTTTCATTAATTTCTCTTATTTCATTTGTCTAATAGTCTTGTAATAGTATTGTCTTACCTTTCAACAAAATTTTACTTGTTGGGAATAATAATGCAAGAAGAGAAGTTACTCCCAATCGAGCTTGTTGAGACTATAAACTTTTTTCTTGTATCATCATCATTATTATATTAAAATTTGACTTATTTAATAAATCAAGTTTGTCCTAATTTGATAAATTTTCTTTATTAAATTTTAATAACTCACATGCGTGCCAAAATTGTTGCTAAGTAATATAAGCAATTTCTTTTAGGCGCGGTTGGTGGATGATTAACTGAGCCTATGGAAAAGGTAAATCATTACCAGATAATAAAAGTAACTCATCAATTTTCATCGCTTCATCCAATCATGCGCACTTGGTAAAACATCATCAGTCCCATGAATTGCATGATATGATAAAGTATATCCTGAAAGAGTTTCATCAAGAACTAATTCATTACATCCTGCAAATTGAAAAGTTCCAATACCAGATAAACGAGCCTTATTTAAAATGCCATCTATATACCCGCAGATTTTAAGAGGTCTAACTCTAAAATTGCCCAAATCCCAACAATCGGTATGACAAAGAACATCTATATAAACATTACAATCTCTAAACTCTGGATTCTTAGCATTTGTAACAAAATTATCAAATGAAAAAATTAAATAACTTTTTATTTCTTCATGTTCAGGCATTTTTATTTTTGGTTCAAATTTAATATAACCCTAATCTCTTAATTTAGCAAGGCTCATATCCTTAATAGCACTTTGATAAATTTCATTAGTTTTATTATCTAAACAATCTTTTGTGTTAATTACTAAAAGTCTTTTTAAATCATCACTATATGGTTGACTTTCTATAAATAATCTTCTTAAAATTTCTTCTAAATCTTTTTCACAAGATAAAAAAGATGAAGTAAAATCAATTGGTCTTAATGCTAAATCCTTTTTCATAAAGCTCTCCTTTTATCTCCATATTTTTATAAAGCAGTTATAGTTACATCTAATGTAATATCTTGCTAATCCGTTCGATAAATCAAAGTAAAAGTTCCTAATTCTCCTATAGAAATATTTAATGGAATAATTTTTAAGGCACTATGTAAATCTTGTTCCTTATTTTTCCATTTTAAATACCAGTGACCATTCTCAGCGTTATGAATTTCATAATATGCTTTACTATATTGTTGAACTGAAACTGGCCCATCTATAAAAGCACTAGTAGTATCTATTGAATTTTCTTCATTAGTATCAGAAATTGTCTATGCGGCAACTGCATCTGCAATAGAATTTTCAAAATACTCATCTAAAAATACTTGAATAATTCCATCTCCATAATATGGATCAACTCCTACAACCTGCCAAGTTTTTTCTTTATTATATCTTGGATCTAAAACTTTTACTGTTTTAAATCTTGAGAAATAATTATTAGTAATTTCATCCGCAGTTACATACATAACCAATGAATAATTTAAAGTATTCCATTCAATTCCAGCTTTTTGTGACCATTCAATTGCAGTCTCTACTGGACCACGAATATAAACCCAATAAGAATTTTCACCAATCTTTATCTATTGATCGCATCTACGAATCTAAGACCTAAAATAAGCGTCTTCTTCTATATACTCTAAATAAACCAGCCAATGTGTTTTTGTTTCTTTCCAAATAAAAACGTCTCCAGGCTTAATATCTATATCTACCTAATCTTTATAAGTTTCACCCATTCTTGGAATATTTATACAATGATCTTTATAAGGAATAGATAATATTTTATTATCATAAGCAGGCTTATTTTTATCTGGATTAATTAAACATCTAAATTCTTTTCCATCTGATAAAACGGCGGTTGCGGCTTGATAGGAATATAGCAAAGCTCTTTTTAATCCTCTTAATTTATCATTTATAAATCTTTGCTATTGATTCCCACCTTGATATTGTAAT